AATCTGAGTTCGTTACTCATTGACTACAAGTTCCGCCTCAAAGGTTGTGTCATTTGGAATCTTCATCGAATCCAGCTTTGATGCAATATTGATCTGAATGGCATTCTGTTGGTGATTGCCATCTGAGAAGTTGATAGAGGCAGCTTCGGCCAATTGTTTGATATTCCTCATCATGCCCAAAGCCTCCATGCCATCTAGGTCTTGAGCGGCGTCAGCGGCCTTGACTAATACTTTACCAGTTAGGAATTTAATGGACTTTTTCATGGCTTCAAGGGACGCCGTTATATCAGAAATCAGAGTAGGAACTCCGCTATCCTCCCAAGGAGCAGGAGCATTCTCATTGACTAATCTTGTCCTGCAAGCATCCCAGCGTTGGGCATCTTTCCATAGATCGACAGTCGAATGGCTAACCCCGACTTCTTGGGCAATGTCATTAATTGACCGCCCCGAACAATACATGGAAAAAGCCTTGATACATTGCAGGCGTTTATCTTTGCCCATCTTATCCATGTTCTCTGGGGGTAGAGACAATGTTTTCGGGCTTTCAACCTCCCAAGGATAGGGCATTTCCTCGTCTGGGTTGTTATTCCAAATTTCCTTGTGCTTGTCCCACATTTCGCTGTAGACAAGCTTTTTAACCATGGCTGGGGATGTGGTTCCCAAAGCTGCCATAATCTCCCCATTTTTTCTTCCAGCGGCATAAAGCCTGAAAGCATTTTGTTTCTTTATCCTATTTTCTGGTGTAGACCAATCGCGTTGCAAACCCATGAGGTGTAATGTAGAGTGAATTTTCACAAATGGCAATACCTGACGGCGCGATAGAAAAATACGGAAGACTTTGGACCCCGCGCAATGGGGCTGTGGTCAATCCTCTAAGAATCGAAATGGATTCATTTCTTCTTGGGTTAACCGAAGAAGAAGGAGGTCTTGGTAAAGCCCGCCATTACCGCAATGTGGTTAGTGCTATCTGGCCGACCTACTCTTGGCATAAGTGGGCCGAACTCCGCGCCCAAGCATTCTGTATGGTCAATACCGAAGAGGACGAGGAAACGGGAGCCAAGTTTGTCCGAAGCGTTACTGGACTAGCTGGTGGAACCGACTCAGGAAAGTCCTACGATATGGCCGCTTGGGGACTAGTAAACTGGTTTGTCGATCCCCTCAACACCATGGTCATTGTGGTTTCTACCAGTAAAATTGATGCCAAACAGCGTATTTGGGCGGCACTGGTTAAGATGTATCGGGAGGCTGGGGCTATCGGGATTGCTTCGGGTCGGCTGATTGAATCATTGGATATCATCAAACTTTCAGATGAAGAGGGTAAGTCCATCGATCCTAATGTGGGTGTTAGTGATGCCTCATCAATCATGTTGTTGGCGGCTGGCGATGAGTTCAAAGACGATGCCCAGAAACGACTTCAGGGTAAAAAGAATCGCCGTATTGTCCTGATTATAGACGAGTTACAAGACTGTTCGGCATCAGTAATTAACGAGGCCATTTGGGGATTCAAGGGCGCTCAAGAGCTTTACATAGTAGGCGCGGGCAACCCCGCATCCATATTCGATCCCCATGGGAAGTTCTGCGAACCCATCAAGGGATGGATGAGCGTGGACGAGGAAACCTCCCATTGGAAGATAAAGGTGGCTGGTATTGAGGGATTATGTCTTCGCTTCGACTCCGAAAAAGACAATCCCAACCAACAATCATTCGATGCTGGCAAAGGGCTTCGTTATCCATTTCTTCCCAAGCCCAATGATGTGGCTATTGCCAAAAAAGAACTGGGAGAACTCAATCCTCAGTATTGGCGTAAATTCAGGGGGTTTTGGCCTCCAGCGGATGCTGATGATTCCACGATTGTCTCAGATATCCTTCTGGCCCGCCATGGGGCATTGGATAAGCCGATCTGGGATGGAACCCCGAAAGATATTGCAGGAATCGATCCCAGCTATACAGAAGGAGGAGACCGCTTTGTCTTCACCCACCTCAAGTATGGGAGGCTTATTACTGGAAAGTGGGCTATAGCCATAGAAAAGCAATATGTCCTTAACCGAAGGGCAGGATCTCAGGAAGACTTCCAGTATGAGATGATCCAACAGATCCACGATCTAGCCCGAAAACTGGGAATACCAAATCAATGGATGGGCGTGGACGCTTCGGCTGGCGGTATCTTCTGGTCAATTGGAGAGAGAGAATTGCTAAGAGGTTGGCACGCAGTGAGTTTTGCGGGAGCGGCATCTGATCTTCCTGTTAGTGCCCAGTATGCCATGAGAAACGAAGTCACAGGAAAACCACAGGTTGGCAAGGAATTGTTCCACAACATGGCAAGCGAGCTTTGTTTTGCCGCCCGCTACTTCTTGGAGTGCGAACAACTCAAGGGAGTAACTCCAGATCTGGCATGGGAGATGACTCAGAGAAAGTATGTGAGACGGACTCGGAAGATCATTATTGAGTCAAAGACCGACATGAAAAAACGAATTGGAAAATCTCCCGACTTATTCGATTCCTTTGCTGTCGGACTCTTTGTCGCCCGCAAGGTATTTGGGGCCATGGCTGGATCTGAAGCCATTGAAGAAAAGAAACGCCTCAACAAAGAAGGATTCAAGGAACTTAAACAACGCTTGACCTTGCGTAACAATTGGTAGAGAATCTACGGCGAAAATGTCTTCCCAAGTCCTTCCTATTGCAGAGGCCGATATCTGCATCTTCCAAGGAGCCACCTTCAGCCAGACTCTTATCTGGGAGGTGGGAAATCCCCCTGTTCCAGTAAACCTTACGGGATATTCGGCAAAGCTGCAAGTCAGATCGTCCCACAAATCAAAAGCGGTTATCATTGAACTATCTACAGCCAACGGGCGGCTGTCTCTTGGAACGAGCGGAGATATGACTACTGGAGCTATCAATCTTTTTATCAGTGCTACAGATACCGCGCAATTAAGTGTTTGCGAAGATACAGAAGCAGTTTATGATCTTGAGATGACAACTGGGTATACGGTTAGCCGTATTCTTCAGGGCAATGTTATTATTTCACCAGAGGTTACACGATGAGCAGAATTTGTATTCCAACACCAGCTTCCACCGTTATCGGGGTCGGCACGGTCCCGCCGACAACCCCGAATTCCAACGTATTTCGGGTAGATACTACAATTACTGCTTTGACTGGGGCCTCCAATTCCTTGGCCTCCTTGGTTACTGCAACTGATATTTATCCCACTGGAATTTGCGTTTTTCTTCCAAGTTTAACAACTCCAGCCACATATCAATTGGTTAGTGGAACAGATGCGCAAAATGATCCATATGTGATTAGACCGAATGACTATAGTGGTGGAAATCAAAAAGTATGGAAACAACGCATGTAACAATGAAATCTATTTTAACAGTTATATTTTCTTTTTTATTTATTGTTTCGGGATTTTCACAAACCCGAAATGTGATTGTTGGAACTAATGATGTTATTGTTCAGCCTACTAATTTTTGGAGCGCTAATGCTTCCAACGCAAGGGCTGGCCTTGGTTTGGGAACTGCCGCAACTAACTCTTCAGCCGCATTCCAGCCTTCTTCAGCTTCACTTACAAATCTTGCTTCAAATGATGGTGGTTTTATCACAAATTTAAAAGCAACAAATATTGTTGGAATTATTCCAGCGTCCAACATTTCAACTGTTAATTTTACAAGTGTTGGAGGAACTTTGACTATTTCTTCTGGTGGTACTGGAGCCACAAATGCCGCCAATGCACGTGCCAATTTGGGTTCTACTGTTGTTGGAGATGCTGTATTTATTGCTACAAACGCATCTGCCGCAAGAACTGTACTTGGCGCAACATCCATAGGATCGGATTTGTTTACAGCATTAAATGCATCTGCCGCGAGAACAAGTTTGGAACTTGGATCTGCTGCTACCAATTCTTCAACAAATTTTCAACAATCATCTTCGCATTTGACAATATTGGCATCAAGCAATGGGGCAAATCTTACCAATATAATTTTAACCAATGTTAATGGACTTCAAGCAGCCCTTGATGGGAGGCTGGCGACAAACGGAAATGCTTCTCAAATAACAAATATTACAGCAGCAAATATCAATGGAACAGTAGCTCTTGCGTCCAATGTTAGCGGTGTAGTTGCAGTTGTAAATGGTGGAACTGGCGGAACAAATGCCGCTGGAGCTAGAAGTTCTTTGGGATTGGGTTCTTCGGCCACAAATCAATCATCTGCGTTTCAACCATCTTCTTTAGTTTTGAGCAATATAGCTTCAAGTAATGCAGTAAATCTTACCAACATTCGTTCTACAAATATTGTTGGAATTGTGCCATCTAACAATATTAGCATGACAAGTGTAATTGATGTTCTGAATATAGTAAATGGCGGCACTGGTGGAACAAATGCTGCTACAGCCAGAACAAACTTGGGTCTTGGTTGGTCTGCTTTGACAAACACAAATGCTGCAACATCGTTGATTGGTTTTACAACCAACGGAACGGTGGTCGCCAACACTGGAACAAATATGTTGACGTTCAGTAATAATGCTAAGTTTAACGAAATTACTTCAACAAAATATTTAATGTCATTGTCCGAAAACGCTACAAGTGGCGGTGTTTATTTGCAGCGAATAAATGCATCTGATCTTCAAACCGATTACGATGGTTTGGGGATTTATGATAACGAAGGTTCTGAATTAATGACGCTTGAAAAAGCTGCTATAAGTTTTTACCAACCAGTAACGTTTCAAAATAATATAATAGCTGCTACCCGCGCCAACCTCGGCTTTTCCACCAACCTCAACACTTTCTGGACGGCAACCAATGCCAGTAATGCGCGGAGTGAAATTGGACTTGGAGAAACGAACTCTCCTACATTTAATACAGTTACAGCTGGCACAAATGGAATTGTTGTAGGCAATGCTGCGGCAAGATTCTCTCAAAGTGCATCAGGGGGCGGTGCTGCGATTGGTTGGCAAGGAGTCGGCCAAAGAATTACATTTATTGGTGGCATTGGCATGACGCTTGAGGATGCTGGTTTGGGTATTGCCTTCGGCGCAAGTAACACTAACGGCGCGGCAATTTCTCGCACCAACCTCGGCCTCGGTTGGTCAGCCCTAACAAATACCAATACTTCTGGTTTTAACGCATCGCTCTATGGAAGCAATACTAATCCAGTATTGGTTAACAGCAATGGAAACGTAGTAAGTCCTACAAATTTTTGGGAAGTAGCCCCAATTCAAACACTAGTACAAGATTTTACTGGCATTGCCACAAGCCAAACAAACAATGCCACCAATGCCCGCAATGTTTATATCTATTCATTTAACACAAACGTTAGTGGAATTTCCAATACCATCATCCTTCCAACCAATACATCAACATTCAATGGAGATAAAGTCACAGTTATTCATAAGGGAGCTACAAATACAACAACGATAGTTCGGCAAGCTGGATCTACCAATAATCTTATAACTATCAATAGATTTGATGAGTCGGTCAAGTTTATCCGCGAGTTGGGCCAGTGGGATTTTTACCATAACATTAGCTTTGTGGAGCCAATTCAATTCTCTGGAACCAACACATCAGTAAATGCAGCAGCAAGCAGAACCAACCTCGGTCTCGGTGCAACATGGCTCACGAATACCAACGTCACCAATTTTAGAACGGCTATTGGAATTGGTTCAGTAATCGCCTACCAAACAGGAGATTCTTCCGATAGTTCAGTTGGCGCTACCATTGATTTAGCAAGCGCCCTATGGGATGCGGTAAACGATGTGGCCGCATTAAAAATTAACGACAATGAAGTTACTTTTGCCAACAACACCATCGTCACGAATTTTAGGACGGCGATTGAATTAGGCGCAACCAACAACGTCACATTCAGCAATGTAACGGCATCAGGCACTCTGACCGCCACATCCACAGTGACGGCTAAGACTAATTTGATTGTGGAAGGACACTTGGATTTTACCACCAACGCCACCAACAGCAATCCCGCAACCAACAACCAAATTCAAGACTTCATTGAGATCCGCGTTGGAACCAACCAATTCTGGCTACCAGTTTACAAATGACCAACTACTGGAAACTTGAGCGTGATATCGATATCGTCCAAGGCAAGACTTGGAACGCCAAATTTCGTTATTTGAGTCGGTGCAGTTCTGGTCGCAAGCCCGCACCAATAGATCTATCTGGCTATACAGCTAGGATGGTGATTCGGGAGTGCAAGGATGATTCGGCCTCGCTACTGGATCTTACCACCGAAAATGGAGGCATTACTCTTTCTGCTTCAGGCGTGATTGAGCTTGAGGCAACCGCGACACAAACATCCAACCTCACTGCTGGTGATGGTGTCTATGAGATAGAGCTTTACACTGGAAGTGATGTGATTGGATTTGCCACAGGAAAAGCCAAGATTTACCAAGAAATTATCCGCTAATGGCTGTTGAAGTAATAGAGGTATTTGACGTACCAACAGAAGTAGTAGAGGTGCTGGTTGCGGGACCGCAGGGTCCAGAAGGCCCGCTACAGGGCGTTTCTTATCTTCTGGTCACATCGGCCCAGACGCTGGAAAAAGACGCCAAGATAGCCGCTGATACGTCAGGAGGGGCCTTCACGTTGACGCTTCCCGCAAATCCC